CCTTTTAAAATAATTGTTGATAATTGTCTTCCTTAGAAAGGATAAAAGACTAATGGATATTGAAGTAGAAGAAACAAAAGAAGATAGGTCTATAAGAGCAAAGGCTTTTACTATCAGTAAGAGAAAACCTAAAGAAGAACAAGTAGCTCTGAACCCTCCAAAATTAAGGGGTAAAGGCAGACCACCTAAAGCTGATCTTCAAGCAGTCAAAGATCGAACTAAAGGTAAGTTAGGTCGTCCTGTCGGTGATGCTGGTAGATTGATAGAGTTTAAAGAACGTCTACTGGCTACAGGTGGGACTCGGATTATTGATAAAGTTATCAGTATTGCTCTTAATGATGAGCATCCGGGTCAGATGGCAGCTTTGAAGTTAAGCCTTGATCGTATTCTTCCTGTTAGTGCTTTTGATGCTGCTAAGAACAATGGAGGAATATCACCGCAGATTTCGATTAACATAACTGGCTTATCATCACCCATGATACAGACTCTTGAGGATATTACGGATGTGTGATACTTTTAAAAAGTGCTTACAATGTTTTGAGAATAAAGCACTCTCCTTTTATCATTTCGATTCTGCTTCAAAAGATAAACATAAAAATAAGTGTAAAGTATGTATTTCAATTAATTTAAAACAACGTTATTTAAATAATAAAGAAAAACAAAAAGAATACACAAAACAGTATTACCAAGAACATAAAGAAGAACTCTGGGTAAAACATAGAGATAAAATTATAGCACGGGCCGGACAGTGGGCTACAAATAATCGAGACAAGGTAAACGCATACGCGGCAAAGTCAAGGATTACACGGATGGAGAGATTTAACATTCAGCTTAGTAAAGAAGAACAAGTTAGAATTAATTGTTTATATAGTCTTGCACAGATGCGTTCTAAGTATAGTGGTGAAGACTACCATGTTGACCATATAATTCCTTTACGAGGAAAAACAGTTAGTGGATTACACGTCTATGATAACTTACGCGTAATTCCAGCTACTGCTAATCTTTCTAAAGGAAATAAATATGACAACTAATCTGTCGTTTGAACTGTTAGCGTGGCAACAGAAAGTATTTCAAGATCAGACCCGCTTCAAGATTGTAGCAGCAGGGCGTAGGTGTGGTAAATCAAGGTTATCAGCCATCACATTGCTCATTGAGGCTTTAAACTGCCCTGAAGGCTCTAGCGTCATGTACGTAGCTCCTACCATCGGACAAGCAAGAACTATTATCTGGGAGCTTCTCCATGACCTTGGTAGGCAGGTTATCAAGTCCAGCCACGTCAACAACCTTGAGATAACCTTAATAAACAATCGTAAGATTCTTGTACGGGGTGCAGATAATCCTGACTCACTGCGAGGTGTATCCTTGATCTACTTGGTAATGGACGAATGTGCCTTTATTAAGCAAGACATCTGGGAACGTGTACTCCGTGCTGCCCTGTCAGATAAGAAGGGTAGAGCAATGTTCATCTCTACACCCTCAGGGCGTAACTGGTTCTACGATCTTTACAAACTAGGTCAAGCAGACTTAGATGACGGAGGCGATGAAGAGTGGAGCAGCTATCACTTTACAACCTCAGACAATGAAACCATTGACCCTAAAGAGATTGCTGCTGCAAAGAAAACCCTAAGTTCATTTGCATTCAAACAAGAATATCTCAGCAGTTTTGATACAGCAGGTGCCGACCTCTTCAAAGAACACTGGTTCAAGAAAGAACCAGAACCTACCTACGGACAGTATGTAATTGCAGTCGATTTAGCAGGTTTTGAAGAAGTTGGTAAGAGTGCAGGTAAAGCTAAGAAGCGTCTAGATGAGACAGCCATTGCAATCGTTAAGGTTGAAGATGATGGTAATTGGTGGGTAGATAAGATTCTACACGGCAGGTGGGACATCAAAGAGACTGCTGTGACGATTCTGAAGGCTATACGCGATTATGAGCCTATAGCAGTAGGGATAGAGCGGGGTGCTCTAAAGAACGCTGTATTGCCCTATCTAAGCGATCTAATGCGTAAGAACAATGTGTACAGTCACATTCACGATCTTACTCACGGGAATAAGAAGAAAGTAGACAGAGTTGTCTGGTCTTTGCAGGGTCGTATGGAGCACGGACGTATCTCCTTTAACCCTGATGAGGACTGGAAAGAGTTTCAAGATCAGATGGTAATGTTTCCAACTTCCGGCGTACATGATGACTTGATGGATGCTTTATCGTATATTGACCAATTGGCCCTTAGTAGCTATAACCAAGACTACGAAGATGATGAACACGTTACCCTCGACATTATTGCAGGGTATTGATTAACAATAAGGAAACACAATGGCAACTAAAATAGTAACAAACAAAAACGGTAAGCAAACAGAAGTTGTTATTTCTAAGGATGAACTTCGGAATATGACAGAAATGTTTGATAAAATGGACAAAGAGAGTGCCGGAGCAGGGCGTGGTGGACAAGGAGGCCCAACAGCAAAGCAACTAGAAAGTAATAGCCGTGCTCAATATAACCACGAAAAAGCTGCTGGCGGTGCTCAAACTGATCTTTCATACGCAGACTGGAAGAAACTTGATTAAGGGTATTCATGGCTACTAAAAATACAAACAAAAAAGATGTACCAGAGTGGGAAGAACCTACAGACAGTGAGAAAGAACTTACTGAGTGGGTTGTAGACCATTGTGACCGCTGGCGCGACTACCGAGACTCTAACTTCCTTGACTTGTGGGAAGAATATGAGCGTATCTTCCGTGGTCAGTGGGCAGCAGAGGACAAGACCCGTGATTCAGAGCGTAGCCGTATCATCTCACCTGCAACTCAGCAGGCTGTGGAGACTCGCCACGCAGAGATCATTGAAGCTATCTTCGGTCAAGGTGAATTCTTTGATATTCAAGATGATATTAAGGATGTAGATGGTAATCCTCTTGACGTTGAAGCCCTTAAAGCTCAATTGATGGAAGATTTCAAGAAAGATAAGATCAAGAAGAGTATTGACCACATTGAATTGATGGCTGAAATCTACGGTACAGGCATTGGTGAGATCATTATCAAGAGTGAGACACAATATAAGCCTTCTACGCAGTCTATGCCGGGTATTCAAGGTACAGCAGCTATTGGTGTTACCGAATCTAAGCGTACAAGTGTAAAGATTAAGCCTGTAAACCCTAAGAACTTCCTTATTGATCCCAACGCTGACTCTATTGATGAAGCTATGGGATGTGCAATTGAGAAATATGTATCAATTCACAAAGTTATTGAAGGCATGGAGCGTGGAATCTACAAGAAAGTAGATATTACCCCTGAATATGATGATACTGCTTTGGAGCCTACTCAAGAGCTTCGTAACTACCAAGATGACAAGGTTAAGATCATTACCTACTACGGTTTAGTACCTAAAGAGTACCTTTTAGGGCTTGAAGAGGGTGGTGAAGAGGTAGTTGATTTGTTCCCTGAAGACTCAGTAGCAGATGATTATTCAGACCTTGTAGAGGCTATTATCGTCATTGCGAACGATTCTATCCTGCTTAAAGCTGAAGAGAACCCTTACATGATGAAGGATCGTCCAGTTATTGCCTATCAAGACGATACTGTGCCGGGACGCTTCCACGGACGGGGAACTGTAGAGAAAGCCTACAATATGCAGAAGGCCATTGACGGTCAACTGCGTGCTCATATGGACTCGCTAGCCCTTACTACAGCACCGATGATCGCTATGGACGCCACTAGGCTACCAAGGGGTGCTAAGTTTGAAGTTAAGCCCGGTAAAGCCATTCTAACCAATGGGCCGCCCGGAGATATTATCTTCCCGTTCCACTTCGGACAGACTGATGGTAATGCAGCAGCGGCAGCACAGAACTTTGAACGTATGTTGCTTCAAGCTACAGGTACTGTGGACTCAGCAGGCTTGCCCTCTAGTGTCCCACGCGAAGGTGGACAACAGGGAATGTCGATGGCTATGGCAGGCATCATCAAGAAGTACAAGCGTACTCTAGTGAACTTCCAAGAAGACTTTATGATTCCTTTTATCAATAAAGCAGCCTATCGTTATATGCAGTTTGACCCTGAGCGTTATCCGTCTGTTGATATGGTATTTATACCTACAGCTACTCTGGGTGTTCTTGCTCGTGAGTTTGAACAGCAGCAGTTGATTGGCTTGTTGCAGACACTTGGCCCTAATACTCCAGTTTTGCCACTATTACTTAAAGGTATTCTGGGCAATTCCAGCCTTTCTAACCGTGCAGAGCTAATGACAGGTTTAGAGAAGATGAGCCAACCAGACCCTAATGCAGCACAGGCTCAACAGGCACAGCAAGAGGCTGCACAGCAGCTTGCAGCGGCACAGGTAGCAGACGTTACAGCAAGTGCTCAGAAGAAGCAGGCAGAGACTCAGAAGATCAGTGTAGAGACCCAGATGATTCCACAGGAACAACAGGTTCGAATGGTTCAAGCTGCATCTACCAATCTAGATCAAGGAGATAGCTTTGAGAAACGCTTAAAACTTGCTGACATGATGCTTAAAGAGAAAACGATTAATCTCAAACAGGCAGATATTCAATCTAACGAACGAATAGCTGCGCTACAAATGCAAAATAAGCAAGCTAAATAGTAAATAATACTTGACAAAGTGTTGTAGAAATGATACAATACTATATTGACAAATAACATAAGGATAAAGCCAATGGCTCCTGAGCTACAGAAATATTACGAAGCTTCCTTTAATACCTTCTCCACTCAGGGGTGGAAAGACTTACTGGAAGACTTCTTAACTCTTAAATCCAGCATCAATGATATATCAGCTACTACAGATAGCAACAATCTTTTTTTCCGTAAAGGTCAGCTAGATATTCTTGATCTGGTTTTAAACCGTAAAGCAATGTGTGAACAAGCCTATGAGGAATTGAACTCATGAAGCGTATGTTTGAATTCAAGTGTTCTAACAACCACACCACAGAACGGTTTATTGACGAAACAATTCGTACTTGCAAATGTTCAGTTTGCAGCAAAGATGCGATCAGAATCATATCTACGCCTCGTGTAGCCTTAGAAGGTGTCTCAGGAGACTTTCCCGGTGCTGCTGATGCGTGGGTACGTAAACGTGCTGAAAAGCAACAACAAGAACAAAAGAGAGCCGCCTCACATGGCGAATAATCTCTCCGAGTTCATTTTTAATTATCCTAGAACCGTAATTGGCAGGAAAGGTATAGTATATGGCATTGATTGATCCAGAAGAAGTGTTTGAGAGTGAATTTGATACTCCAGACGAACAGAAGAATAACGAGCTAGATGATGCTCCTATTGTAGCTGAGAAACACAAGATTCCCGATAAATACTCGGGCAAGAGTCTTGAGGACATTGTGAATATGCACCAAGAGGCTGAGAAGCTAATCGGTAGGCAGGCACAAGAAGTAGGCGAGGTTCGTAAGTTAGCAGATGAACTCCTTAAACAACAACTCTATCCGAAACAATCTAAAGAAGCTAATACTCAGGTAGAAGATAATCAAGAGATTGATTTCTTTGAAGACCCTAAGAAGGCAGTTCGACAAGCAGTTGATAACCACCCAGATGTACTTGCCGCTAAACAAGCTACACGCGAGATGCGACAAATGCAAACACAGGCAATGATCCAAAAGAAACATCCTGACTTTGCAGAAGTAACCAAGGATGGTGAATTTATTGAATGGGTAAAAGGTTCTCCTTTGCGTCTAAATATGTACGCTCAGGCTGATTCTAATTATGACTTTCAATCTGCCGATGAACTACTGACTACATTCAAACAGATTCGTGGTGCTCGCAGTAATCAAGCAAAAGAAGAAGGCTCTCAAACCCTCAAGAAGAACTTGCAAGCTGCATCCGTGGATGTTGGTGGTACAGGGGAAACTTCACAGAAAACATATCGTCGTGCTGACCTTATCAGGCTTCGCATGACAGACCCAAGGCGTTACGAAGCTCTCCAGCCGGAGATATTTCAGGCATACGCTGAAGGTCGAGTTAAATAATAAACGTAAATTACACAATTCTTTAAAGGAAATTAATAATGGGACTCGGAACCGCTCACGTCACAAAGACGACTGCTAATACATTCATCCCCGCCATCTGGTCGGATGAAATCATTGCCTCTTACCAGAAGAATCTGGTTATGGCTAACCTCATCAAGAAGATGAGTTTCAAAGGCAAGAAAGGTGACACCGTTCACATTCCTGCTCCAACACGTGGTAGTGCTTCTCTCAAAGGTGCTCAAGCTCAGGTTACCCTGATTGCAGCCACCGAAGGCGAAGTTGTTGTCACTATCGACAAGCACTATGAGTACAGCCGCTTGATCGAAGATATTGTGGAAACACAAGCTCTGTCCTCGCTCCGTAGCTTCTACACTGAAGATGCAGGTTACGCTCTCGCCCGTCAGGTTGATTTCGACTTGATTTCTCTGGGACGTGGCGTTAATGCAGGTACTGGTACTACTGCTTATTCCGGTGGTTTCTCTGGCGCTGACGGCTCTACTGCCTATGTTGCCGCTACTAACGTAGGTTTGGGTGCTCTCACTGACATCGCTATTCGCCGCGCTATCCAACGTCTCGATGACGCTGATGTGCCTATGGATGGTCGCTTCTTGATGGTTCCTCCTTCTACCCGTAACACCATGATGGGTATTGCTCGATTCACTGAGCAGGCTTTTGTTGGTGAAAATGGTGGTGGTAATACCATCCGTAACGGTGAAATTGGTAACGTCTACGGCATTCCCGTGTTCGTCACCTCTAATGCCGATACAACCAGTGGCACCACTGCTGCTCGTGTTTGCTTGCTTGGTCATAAAGACTTCGCAGTCTTGGCTGAACAACAAGCTGTTCGTTCACAAACTCAGTATAAACAAGAATACCTCGGTACTCTGTTCACTGCTGATACCATCTACGGTTTCAAAGAACTGCGCGATGGCGCTGCTGTTGCCTTGGTTGTTCCAGCCTAAGTCTAGGTAAACATCAAGGGGGACTCTTACATAAGGGTTCCCCTTTTTTTAAATGTGTATTCGATATAATGCAAATGTAGGTATTTATACACAAATGTATACTATATAGTACATATCTAAAAGAATTAACAGGAGAATAAACATAATGGCTCAATTTAAATGTATTCATACAGGTAATGTGTTTACCTTTAATGATGTAGATTCAGTTGAAATGCGAAAGCACGATGAATATAAAGAAGTAAACATTGAAGAAGAAGTTCTTCCAGTTGTCCGTAAACCGAAATTAACCTCTAAAAAGGAAACAACCTAATGTCAATCTATCGTGGAGCGGGTGGTGCAAGCGATGCCACTGATGATTCAACTGTTAATGCCGTAGCTTCCTACGCTGCAAGTGCCTCAACAAGTGCTGCTAATGCTGCTACCAGTGCAGGTCAAGCAGCTACCAGCGCAGCAGCCGCAGGAACTAATGCTACCTCTGCTGCTGCTTCTGCCTCTAACTCAGCAACTCAAGCAAGTAACTCAGCAGCTAGTGCTGTTTCTGCTGCATTATCTGTAACAGCAGCGTCTGCACAGGTTACTGCTGCGACTACCCAAGCTGCCGCTGCTTTAAACAGTGCAACAACGGCAAGCACATCAGCAGGTCAAGCAAGCAGTTCAGCCACTGTAGCAACTACACAAGCAAATACAGCCACTACTCAGGCAGGCATTGCCACGACTAAAGCTGCTGAATCTGCTGCAAGTGCTGCATCAGCCTTGGCTATTTATGCAAACACAGGAGCAATGAACACCGCTGTATCTAATGCTTCTACAAGTGCTGCTAACTCAGCAGCCAGTGCAGCTACAGCGACTACCAAAGCTAGTGAAGCAGCAGCCAGTGCAGTCAATGCAGCCTCCAGTGCCTCAGCAGCACTTACCTCTGCAAACTCTGCTAACAGTTCAGCCTCTGCTGCACAGAACAGCGCTAATACTGCCACCTCAGCAGCCAGCACAGCAGCGGCAACGGCAGCAGCGAATGTTACAAATACATTACAAATTTATTCAAATAGTGCGTCAGTTTCTGCCAGTAACGCCTCAGCAAGCGCAGTAAGTGCTGCTTCAAGCGCCTCAAATGCAGCAACATCAGCAGCTAGTTCCGCTGCTATCTTTGGTGGTTTATCTGCCTTTAATGCCGCAGTATCAACTACAACTATAAATGCTAATACTGCAACTACTCAGGCAGGTATAGCAACAGCCCAAGCCACTCAAGCAGCCGCCTCCGCAGCCTCAGCAACCGCTATCGTGACAGGTGTTGCAAGTAACCGCCCAAGCATCCGTCCCTCACTTCTCCTAGACTTCGCCAACACACGCACGCTTGATCCACGGATTACGTTTGCTAGAGCGAGTACGGCTACGTTTTATGATGACAAGACTACTGCGGTGGCAGAGCAGAATTTGTTTCTTAACAGCCAAGACTTTAGCAACGCTGTGTGGTCAAAAAATGGGAGCACTGCTACTAATAATGCTCACACCGCGCCTAACGGAACAAATGCCGCAACCTTGCTTACTTCCAACCTCGGCGCAACTTTATCATACCTACGGCAGCAACCACCAATCCCTAGTGACAACACAGATTTTTTATCTGTGTATGTCAAGTATTTAAATTTTCAATATGTTGCTTTAAATATTAGAACAGGCGTGGCAAACAGATATTGCTGGTTTGATGTGCAAAATGGAACTGTAGCCACAAATAATTCCGGTGGAACTGCCAGCATACAGAATGCCGGGAATGGGTGGTATAGATTAATGCTTTCGCGTTTAAATGAAGGCTCTACTTCACAGTTTCATTTCTATTTATCTAGTACAGATGCTTCATTAGTTGTAGCGGGTGATGGTATATCTGGTAATTACTTCTGGGGTGCACAGTTTGAAAAACGTAATCAAATCACCGCCTACACACCCACAATCACAGCAGCGATCACTAACTACATCCCTATGTTGCAAACAGCAGCATCAGGCGTAGCTCGTTTCGATGTTAATCCGGTGACTAGGGAGAGCTTAGGGCTGTTGATTGAGGAGTCGAGGACGAACTTGCTGACTTACTCTAGCGAGTTTGATAATGCGGATTGGGTGAAATCTGGAGTTAGTGTCACCACAAACACTATTGTTTCCCCAAATGGCGTAGCAGATGGCGAAAGGCTAGTTGAAAACACCGCACTTACTGATCATCTTATAACCCAGTCTTTGACAAAAGCTGCCTCTGCCATTGCTTACACTCTTTCGTGTTATCTAAAATCAAGTGAGCGTAATGCAATGTTTGTGCTTGATGCTGGCTCAAACACAAACAGAGTTTTTGTGATTTTTGATTTAACATTAGGAACAATAAGCGTATCAGCGGCTGCTAGTGGAACTTTTAGCTCTCCAATAGCATCAATAACATCAGTTGGAAATGGCTGGTACAGGTGTACTCTTACTGGGACTACTGGAACAGAAACAGCCCTACGCTCCCGTATATGGATGGCGAACGGAGTTTTACTTACATATACGGGTAACGGCTACTCCGGCATCTTTCTCTGGGGCGCTCAACTAGAAGAAGGAGCCTCCGCTACCAGTTACATTCCAACAGTAACTTCGCAAGTTACCCGTGCTGCTGATAGTGCGAGTATGGCCGGAACTAATTTTTCATCTTGGTGGAGGACTGATGAAGGAACTTTATATGTTGAGGGCCAGACCACTAACAATTTAGATCAAGGTCTTGGGGCTTCGGCTCAAAATGTAGCCCCTTTGGTTGGTCTTGGTTCTGGGCTTACTAACCAATTTAGAATTGATAGGTCTGATTCAGGTGTCGATGTGTTTAAACCTGCAATTTACTACAGAACAAGCGCAAGCGCACAGACTATAGAGGGTTTAAATAATCAATATTTGCCAAATGTTTTAACAAAAATAGCGGCAACAATGAAGGCATACGATTATGCGTTTTCAGCACAAGGTGGCGCTGTCTCTGTTTCTACAGCACCACCAACAGTTATTCAAGGCCCCTTGTTAATTGGACAGTCTCCTTATGTAAATCCCCGTGATAGGCTAAATGGAACTATTAAGCGCTTAGCTTACTACCCAATACGCCTGAGCAATACAGAACTACAAGGACTCACATCATGATCGACTACTACCTAAAATTCACAGACGAAGCCACTGCTAATACTGTCCTTAATACCACAGTAGACGAGGTACAGGATGAGCTTGGTAACGTACTTGTGGAGGCTTCAGTGACTCCCAAGTACGTCAATGTGAGTGTCATTGGAACTATCTCCAAGCCTACGGGTGAGGTGGACGCTGAAGGCAACCCAGTGATGCTTGCCCTTGATGGCTGGCACGTCAATGTGAAAGCTGACGAGTCTCCCGAGTTAGAACAATATCAAATATTCCCTGTAGCACCTATGCGTGTTTGGGCTTCATAAGGAAACAATATCATGCCTTTACTTTTAGGTACTGCACCAAATCAGGTGCCAACAAACGGTGATTTGGGAACTATGGCTTTTCAGGATGCTAAGTCAGTAACTATTGAAGCTCTTACTACCACAAAAGATGTCTCAATTAATGGTATTACCGTTGGTAAGGGGGGTGGTTCTCTAGCAGACAACACAGCCGTTGGTGCTTACACACTTAATGCCAACACCACTGGTTACTACCAAACAGCGGTAGGGTCAGCGGCACTTAATGCCAACACTACAGGCGCTAACAACACAGGGGTGGGATTTCAAGCACTTCTAAACAATACTACAGGAAATAACAACACGAGCGTGGGTTACTCAGCCGGGAGTGCAATCTCTACAGGCAGTCAAAACGTAATCCTTGGTAGTTATGCTGGTGGTGCTTTCCCTATTTTTGGGACAGGCTCCGGTTATATTATACTGAGTGATGGTGGCGGCTTAGTACGTCAATATTTTAATGGTGCAAATGCTTTCTTTTCTGGAACAATCTCTCCACTACAAGCAGCAACATTGTCTGCACCAGCATACGTCAAAGGAGCTATGTACTTCGACACCACGTTGAATAAGCTACGCATAGGTGGTGCTACAGCTTGGGAAACGGTTACTTCAACATAATATGGAAAATCAATTACTTATTAATATTTTCCTCGGGTGTGCTGCTTCAGTTACTGGCTGGTTTGCAAGAGAACTATGGACAGCAGTACAGATTCTAAAGGATGATTTATATAAGCTACGAGAAGAGATAGCTAAGAATTATATGCCTAAAGATGAATTCGTTGTATTCAAAGGGGAGCTATTTACTATGCTAAGGCGTATAGAAGACAAACTTGAAAAGAAAGAGGATAAATAATCATGGCTACAAAGAAAGAAGCTGCTAAGACAGGCAAAGTAATGCGTGAGTATAAGGAAGGTACGCTGCATTCAGGCAAAGGTGGTAAGGTTGTCACCAATCCAAAACAAGCCATTGCAATCGCTCTCAGTGAGGCTAAAAACCTTCCTAAGCGTGGACAACGAACTGCTATAAATAAAGGCAAGAAATAATCATGGCCCTTCCAACATATCTAGATCTTATTAACGATGTGTTGGTTCGCTTACGTGAACCAGCAGTGGGTTCTATTAATGAGAATAATCTATCAGCCTTAGTAGGTAAGTTTATCAATGATGCTAAACGACAGGTAGAAGATGCTTATAACTGGAACGCCCTTACAGCTACACTAACAGTTGTTACAATTCCGAGTGTATTTAACTATGGGCTTGTCTCTTCAGGAAGTCGCTTTAAAGTTCTCGATGTATATAATCAAACATCGTTGATTGGGATGGAAAGCGCATCTACAGCTTACATGAATGAACAGTTCATTACAGCAGGTAATTCACCAACAATGGGTTCGCCCTTCTACTATAACTTTAACGGTATTACTGCTGAAGGGGACACTCAAGTAGATATTCTACCTGTTCCTGAAAAGCCTTATACACTGTTCTTTAATATGTATGTCCCACAAGAAGAACTTACAACAAACTCAGAAAAGATGCTTGTACCTAAAGAGCCTGTTATTCTTCTCGCCTATGCACGATCTCTCGTGGAACGGGGTGAAGATGGTGGACTTAACAGTTCAGAAGCATATTCAATGTATAAGAGTTCACTTGCAGATGCTATTTCTTTAGAATCTAGCCGTTATGGTGAAGAAGAATGCTGGACATGGAGTTAACTAATGGCACAACCTTTACAAACATTCTCAATTACAGCACCGGGCTTCTACGGTCTTAATACTCAGGATAGTTCACTTGACTTAGCTTCTGGCTTTGCTCTGGTGGCTAACAACTGTGTTATTGACCAGTATGGACGCATCGGTGCTCGTAAGGGCTGGGTTCCTCAGCACGTCTATAATGCTGCCTTAGATGGCTTCGCAGTACGGACTCTAGGTGAACACGTTGGTGATGACGGTTCAACCTATGTCATGTGTGCAGGTAACAACAAAGTATTCCGCTTAGTATCTGGAACACTGGCTGAGATTACTTACGGTGGTGGTGGTGTTGCTCCAGTTATTACAGCAGACAACTGGAGTATCTGTCACCTCGGAGGTGCTGCCTTTGCTTTCCAGATCGGTCATGATCCTCTGGTGTTCGACTCCAGCCTTTCTACAACACAGTACAGGCGTGTAAGCGAACTTCCCGGCTATAATGGAACAGTCCAGAAGGCTAACTTCTCTATGGCTGCTTTCGGGCGTGTCTGGAATGTAGATACAGCTACTGATAAATCCCTTATCCAATGGTCTGATCTCAATGCACCGAACAAGTGGAGCACAGGTTCTGCTGGTACTTTGGATACAACTTCAGTATGGCCTAATGGTAACGACACAGTGGTTGGCCTTGCAGCACACAATAATTACTTGTTTATTTTTGGACGTAACAACATCCTTATTTACAGTAATGCAGACATCTTAATTACCGGGCCTATATCCTCCCTTAAATCAATGACACTGAGTGATACTATTACAGGTATTGGCTGCATAGCTCGGGATACTATCCAGTATACAGGTACAGATGTCTTATTCTTGTCGAACACTGGCTTACGATCTGTGATGCGTACCATCCAAGAGAAGAGTGCTCCCTTTAGAGACTTGAGTAAGAATGTCCGTACTGACTTAATGAATGCAGTGGCTGGAGAGAACCTAGCTGATATTAAGTCTGTTTACAATCCATTTGAGAGTTTTTACTTACTTACTCTTCCGGTACTTAAGATAGTCTACTGCTTTGATATGAGAAGTCCCATGCCAGATGGAGCTGCAAAGGTAACCACTTGGGATGGAATGGAGCCTTCTTCATTCTGTATGTTGAGAGATAATTCAATGCTGATAGGCAAGGTAGCTTATGTTGGTAAATACACTGGCTACCTAGATAATACTTCTTCATATCGAATGCAGTATTTCACTAACCACACTGACTTAGGCGCTGCTTCAGTATCTTCTATACTGAAGAAATTATCTGTAGTTGTTATTGGAGGAAGTTCTCAATATGTAACTATGAAGTGGGGATATGATTTCACTGGTAATTATTATGCACAAAACGTACAAATACCTTCACAAGGGGTTGCTTATTATGGAATAAGCGAGTATAATATAGCACAATACTCACCGGGTACATCATTACAAACTCTTGTGGCTTATCCCACAGGCAGCGGTAAAGTTATTCAAACAGGATATGAGAGCGATATTGCTGGGAGTGCTTTAAGTATCCAGAAAATTGAAATTCTAGCTAAAAATGGAAAGATTATTTAACCATGACTAATTATGTAAAATCAACTAACTTTACTTCAAAGGACTCCTTAGCCACAGGCAATCCTTTGAAGATTGTTAAAGGCACTGAGATTGATGCTGAGTTTAATAATATTGCAACGGCAGTAAACACAAAATCTGATCTACTTAACCCAACTTTTACAGGTATTCCTGCTGCACCCACAGCAGCCTATGGTACTAATACTACACAGCTTGCTACTACAGCCTTTGTCACAGCAGCTTTGCAGCTAATCTATCCTATTGGCTCCATCTATACCAATGCCTCTTCAGCAACTAATCCAGCTACTCTGATTGGCTTCGGTACTTGGACTGCTTTCGGTACAGGTAGGGTCTTAGTAGGTATTAATGGTGCAGATGCTTCCTTTGATGTTCTGGGTGAGACAGGGGGTAGTAAAGATTCTGTAGTTGTTAGTCACAACCACACTGCAACTGTTACCGATCCCGGACACGTTCATACATACCTTGATTACCCTAACAATACAAACTTATCGCTTGACGATATACCGGGGCATATTTATGGTGGTACAACGACAAATACATCATCAGCTACCACAGGTATTACAGTAGCCAACACGGCAGCAGGTGTCTCTGGAACTAATGGTAACTTGCAGCCATATGTTGTAGTTAATATGTGGCTACGGGTTTCTTAATACCATGGAACTAGACACACTACATCACTTCTCTGATGGCTTATATGCCAAACAGATTGAACTACCTGCAACGTGCTTTGCAGTACAGCATAAGCATAACTATGACCACTTGAGTATTCTTGCTAAAGGTAAGGTAAGGGTACTTTTTGATGATGATACTTCAGTTGTCTATGAAGCTCCTGCTTGTATTAATATTATTAAAGGTATCAATCATTCAGTATATGCCATTGAGGATAGTGTGTGGTTCTGTGTTCATGCTACTGAAGAGACAGACCTAGATAATATTGATAACGTACTAATTAAAGAATAAAGGAATATATTATGCCATTCATGGGTGCATTAATTGGGGCTGGAGTTGGCCTCTTAGGTAGTTCAATGACTGCTTCATCTAATAGAGATGCCGCAGCCTCGTCAGCCGCTGCTCAGGTAGAAGCTGCTCGTATCGCTGCTGAGGCTGCGAAGTTTAAGCCTATTGGAACCACTACTCGATTTGGCTCTAGCCAGTTCGGGTATAACGATAAAGGCGATCTCTCCTCCGCTGGCTATACAATGTCTCCTGAGCTTCTAGCACAGCAGAATCAACTGATGACAAGCGCTGGGGCTGCTCTGCCTCAAGCAGGGGCTAACGCTCAAGCAGGTCAGGGATTATTCAATCTAGGTCAACAGTATGCTGCTACGAATCCTCAAGAGGCTGCTGCTCAATGGATGAAGCAACAACAAGCTATTCTACAGCCGGGTCAAGATCAGACTTATGCTGCTCTACAGCAACAACTTCAGAATACAGGTCGTGGAGGCTTCTCAGTGGCTCAGGGTGGCGGGATGCAATCAGCTAATCCTGAGATGGCTGCTTACTACAACTCACTGGCACAGCAACAGAATCAACTGGCTGGACAAGCTACTCAGATGGGACAGAACCAAGTTACTTACGGGGCTGGCTTGATGGGTACAGGTATTGATCTTCAGAGTGCTGCTTACAACCCTTATAAGACACAGTTCGGTCTTGCTCAGGGTCTTGAGAGTGCTGCACAGCAACCACTTGATATTAGTTCTGCAATGGCAGGCCGTACCACAGCGGCTAATCAAGTAGGTGCTGCTGGAATGCTTGCTGCACAGAACTCTGCTGCTAACCTAAACTATAGAGCCAATACAGGCAGTGGACTAGGCTCTGCGTTGATGGGCCTTGCTGGTAATCAACAGCTTATGAGCGGCTTGGGTAACTGGCTTAATCCTTCAATTAATACCCCTGCTTCTCCACAAAGTCAAGTAGGCGGCACTGGTTTTGGTTCGGGCTCAATGTGGGGAAATCAAGACCTCGGTGGTTATCTTTAAGGAATAAATATATATGGCTGAAATTGTACAAGGACTCTTCGGGGTCTCTCCAGAGAGCTTGAATGCTCAACGTGAACAGGCTCTACAGGCGCAGGCTTTACAGTATGCTCAACTAGATCCTAATCAACAGGCTCAGATGGGCTTCTATCAAGCGGGTAGTCGCCTAGGTACTGGCCTTGCTGGAATGATGGGTGCTCAAGACCCTGAGATGCAGCGTGTTACTCAGCGCCAACAGATGTTGAAGAATATTAATCCCAATGATCATGAATCTCTTAAACAAGGTATTCAAGCAGCTATGCAGGGGGGTGATTACCAACTAGCTTCTACACTTAATACTCAGTATCAGGCGGCTACTAAGGCTGCTCTGGATGCTCGTAAGACAGAGGCTGAAATTAGTACCAAAGTAGGCGAGCGTTCTACAAATGAGATGAAGAATGCAGCAGCGAGGGCAGATGCTTCAGGAGCAGTACGGGGGACGCCTGAATGGAATGAAGAATATAAAACTATTCTAGAAGAACAAACCACTAAAGCAGAGAAAACAATGTCCTATGGGCCTCAAGCTGAAATAGCATCAAAGGCATTCTATGGAAAGTCCTTTAATAGCCTTACTCAGCAGCAGGCCGCTGTAGTCGACGCTGAACTTGAAAAGCGTGGTATTAAGAAAGCTGAATCAGGTGCTTCCAAGATTAATACTGAATTGAAAATACCCCCAAATATTGTAGGGGCTGTTGATTCCTTTGATAAAGCAACTGAAGCCGCTCAGAATACCTTAAAGGGCGCAATAATGGCAAAGCAACTTATCAATGAAGCAGGTGCTTCTAATAACTCTCAGACATGGGAAGCAGCCAGAACAACTATTGCTAAAGCTGTGGGAGAAAATAAACTATCTAATGAAGACATTAAACGAACAGGTGCTGATCCTCGGTTGGTTCAAGGTGCTTTAGATTGGGTGAATAAGAAGGTTTCAGGTGTTCCCAATCAAGACATAATGAAACAACTATATGTCTTGGCCTCTGTATTGGAAAACAGTGCAACACAGCAAATTAATACTAAAGCAGATAGAGCACGGGCTGCTGCTAAAGAGGCGGGGTTTACAGGTGATTCAGATATTTACTTTCCCCGTGTAGGTAAAGCCTCAGCAGGCAAAGGAACAGATGCTGACAAAGAAGCCCGGTATCAGGCGTGGAAACTAAAACAACAAGGTAACTAATTATGACAGAGCAAGAAGAATTTGAGTTTCGCCTTAGACTTGAGAAAGAACAGGCAAATGCGCCACAGACCCGTGAGCAGAGGATTAGTCAAATCCCTACAGGAGGCATTTCTGCACCTGCTCAAGGCGAACGTGTAGAGCCTAGAACCCTAACACAGAGTGCTATTGAGGGGGCTATGGCTGTGCCTGTGCTCGGTGCAGGTGCTCGAGGTCTTCAGCTACTGTCAAAAGGCTCCAAAGCTGCTCCATATGTAGGACAGTTAGCTACTTCTCTCATGCCTGCTTCTGGTAAAGCTTTGTTGGCTGAAGGAGGCATTGGAGCATTGTCTGGTATAGGTGCTGAAATGGCTGCACAGGCTGCTCCAAAGGAATGGGGGCCATGGGCTGAGATAGGCGGTGGCATGGCTGGAGGTGCTGGTGGTGCTGCTATTGGTGGTGCTATGCGTAACATTGGAACAGCAGTTACTAATGCTAGGGGTCTATTTAGCTCTACGCAGGACATAGCTAATCAAGTATCCACCTTAGCAGGGGCTGGAAGGGCTTCAGCACAGGCTATTACTGCTTTGTCTGCTAACCCTAACCTTGCTGGCTCTATCGGACGTGCTGCTGAGATTGAAGCTAATACAGGTATTAAATTGCCTATGCTTGCTCAGTCTAATGGCGACACTACAATCTCTAGTTTCTTACAAAGCCAGATTGCTCGGGGTGATAACTCTGTGTTCACGGCTCAGATTAAACAACAGTATGAAGCAGCAGAGAAAGCACTGACAAAAGCACAACGAGGGGTTGCTCCTTCAATGACTGAGGTGGATGCTTATGTGAAGAAGAAAGCTTTAGAGGTTGCAGCAACTAATGAGAAAGCACTTGCAGAAGGCGTAACTAAAACTCAAGCACGGTTGGAGGGGAAAGAGCGGATCAATGAGCGTATTGTTCAGCTTACTGATGAACTACAGAAAGCACCCGGACAAGAGAATATAGGTGCTCGTCTGTCCTCTTTGTTAGATGCTAAGTCTTCTGCTATTCGTTCTGAATTAAGCCCTCAATATACTAAGCTTCTTACTGAGTCTTCAGATGCTGGTATTAAACTACCTGCTGTGGCTGCAAAGAACCTGAGAGATTATGCCTTAGATGCGCGTAATCAAGACCTATTTGCTGACCATCCTTCTTTGTTGTCAGATATTCGACGTGTTTTTCGCCCCACTGCTGATACTACAGGGCTGGTTGCGGGTAAGTATAAGCAACAAGTTCGTGCGGATGAGAGTATGTTTAAAGACTATGAACTTAAAGACATTGACAGTTTAAAGCGGTCGGTTAATAAAGCAATCCGTGATACACAAGATATAGATAAACTCAGGCGGCTTGGAGAACTTCGTAAACAGGTAGACGGTGCTGTAGATCAAATTGATCCTGTATTCGCAGCACCTTATCGTGCTCTAGATAAAGAATATGCCACACGCTTGGGACTTCCCTTCAGTGAACAAGGTGTAATTAATATTGATAGAGCTAAGTTTGTTGAGAATACTGTACCTGCTCTAACTAAGAATGCAAGTAGTTTGAAACAGGCAATGGCTGTTATTGGCGATGATCCAGCAGGAAAGCAGATAATTACAGATGCTTTCTTGTTTGATATTGGAAACAACAAGAGCATTATTAATACTGCTACAGGTGAACTTAATCCTGCACAGCTTCGGAGATACTTAGCGAAGAATAAAGAGAAGTTTGATCTTGTTCCCGGCTTGCGTGATTCTTTAGAGACAACAGCCTCACGAGTGGATGTACTTCGTGATAACCGTACAGCTATTCTAGATGCTGAAAAGAATGCTACCATTGAAAAGATTAGTAACCTGTGGTCACAGTCTTATGAAGCACCTAATGGAATTAAGGGGGTTGTACAGTCTGCTTTGAGGACACCTGCTGAACTAGATAAATTACTTGCTGTGGCTGGTAAAGATAAGGTTGCTAAGGAAGGTATTAAAAGTGCTATTCTAGAAGATATGCTTGTTGCTCAAGGGAATCGTTTAGATATACTTAATGAGAATAAAGCAGCTATTGAACGAATCTTTGGAAAACAAGAAACAAAGAATATCACAGATATTGTAGAAGCTTCTCAGCGACTGAAAGATAATCCATTTAAAATGTCTATTAATATTGGAACTATTAGTAAGACACGCTGGCAGGATTTAACTGGAAGTAAGATTGAAACCAGTTTAGGTGAGGCACGGAATCAAATCCTGTCAATGCCTAAAGTCTTTATCAACCACTTTGGACGTTACTTTACAGGGCAGGCCAATAAGAATGAAGCTGCCGAGGTACAGAAGTTTCTATTGAATCCAGCAGCTTTGAAAGATGCAGCAGCTATGATGACAGAGATAAATACACGGGGCTTTACAGAGCGCGCATTGGGGCTTACTTCTAAGCTAATGAAAAGTAGTGCAAGTTCTTGGCTCTTAGGTGCTACAGTTGGCGGTGGAATTGGTGCTCAAGAGCGTCCACAGGAAGAATATAAACCTGCTGATGCTTCTCTGTTAGAAGGGTTCCGACAGTAATATGACACACATCTTTGGCCTTCAAAGTAAAGCTAAGTTAAACACTGTCCACAAGAGCCTACAAGACCTCTTCTACGCAGCCATCGGAGAAGCCCCTTATGACTTCTCAATCACCGAAGGCTTGCGTAGCCTAGAGCGTCAGAAGCAACTCTTCAGAGACGGTAAGAGCAAGACAATGAACAGCAGGCATCTAACAGGTAATGCTGTGGATGTTTGTATTATCATTGACGGTAAAGCTTCATGGGACTTCGATAAGTATGTTGAACTGGCTGAGTATATCAAGAAGATTGCTAAGGCAGTCAATGTACCTATTGTCTGGGGAGGGGATTGGCAATCCTTCAGAGACGGGCCACACTATGAATTAGACAGAAAGGTATATCCATAATGCTTCCTGACCTGCTTATAGGGTTAGCTTCAAAGGTCTTCGATAAGGTCTTCCCTGACCCTTCTAAGGCTGCTGAGGCTAAGTTAGAACTGTACAAGCTTCAACAATCCGGCGAACTGGCAGCAATGCTTGCACAGACGGAAACGAATAAGGTTGAAGCAGGTAGCTCCAGCGTGTTCGTAGCAGGCTGGAGGCCATTCATAGGCTGGGTATGTGGCTTTGCTCTGATGTATCAATATCTGGTACGCCCGATCATCTTAGGCTTCTATCCTGAGTTGGTCTTCCCCGGATTAGATGATAATCTGTGGCAGCTTCTGCTCGGTATGCTTGGTTTAGGTGGATTGAGAACATTTGAGAAGACTAAGGGTGTAGCCGCTCAATAGCACAAACAAGAAAGCCTCCAAAGCTGCAAAGCTAAGGAGGCTTTTTAACGTCTATACTTTGTTAAGTAAAGATAAACGAGATAGTAACAATACCTAAGTGAATGTAGATAACCTCTGTAGGCTCTTCATCTATATTCTCATCTTCATCCATCATGTATACCTTGTCAGATTCTAATCCAACTTTAACGCCTGCAATAAGTTCATAGTCTACGATCATTTAATTCTCCTTACTTACTTGTATGTAATCAATCATTCTTTGAAGAATAACTACGTTATCTTTTGTATGTCCTAATGACACGTTACAAGAATGACATAATATTCCTCTTGCTTTTCCTGTTTCATGGCAGTGGTCAACACATGGTTCATTTAAAGAAAGTGTCCTTGTCTTACGGGCGTTTACACCCTTAAAAGAAAGCTCCCTACTACAAATAGCACAGCAACCAGCCTGCTTTAAATATAATTGACTGAAACCAAATAGAGTAAGTCCATAAGAACGTTTTAAATTCTTATTTCTCTCTCTATTTGGCTTATGCTCTGAAGATGAAGAGCAGACATAGCAGGCAACCCTGTTATTTGCACCTCTTCCGTGAAGAAGAGTAAACCCTTCCCCACAGACTTCACACTCTTTTACCGTGTGGGGCACATACCCCCCGCGCATTCTTCTTCAAGTTCGTCAGAAACGATTGTGTCATCTACTTCAAAAGGAACTAATCTAGCCACATATTCATCAAATACCTCCTTTGTGACTACTTCTTGAGGAAGATATAAATATCCTAAATCTTTAGCTGTCTTCGTAGGGTCATTGCGGAACAAGAACGATACACCAACATAGTTATCCCAATTCAATAACAACCAATCAATAATAGCAGGTACTTCAGAGGCATCATAACTAATAGTTGCTGATACATTCTGCTGGCACCATGTTTGCATAAGCATCTTATAACGCTCAAGCTGATCTACAGCAGATTCCAAGTTAACCTCAACACCGTTTACTTTATCAAACTGTACAGTGTCCCACGCAACAGGTAGAGTCGCCAGTACAGATTCTTTATCAAATGGATGCTCAAATACACGATAGCCAGCAGCCCTAAGTTTAGGCACGACCAGATCAAACTTACTAAACACAACATTATTGAAAATGTACTTACCAAGAGGCTTATGAACCCCTTCAGTAGTATCCATAATCTTCGAAAGAGTACCACTTGGCTTAACCGTAGTGACATTCTTTGGACGAGGCGTATCAAGTTCATCGGCCATTGCATAAGCAGCAGCAACCGCTGTTCGTTGAAGTTCTGCATAATCATAAGCTTTCAAGTCAGGTCGAGTAGCAATACCCGTTAAGCCAACACCACAAAGGCGAAGGAAGTCATTATTCAAGTGCCATGCCTCTTGCAAGATACCGTCACGCAAGTTTACACAGGTCTGACGATAGTTTGCACGGGCTGCAATGTGTACTGCACGCCGAAGACCATCTGAATCTCCATGAAACTTATTCAAATCAATCTCAGTGAGGTTACAGAAGCTCTTATTACCGAGCAGAATCTCTACACAAGGATTAGAGCCTTTGAACCACGGAGCGCGCTTCGTGGCTGCTTCAGCATTGATGAATCCTGGCTCAGAGCCACCAGAGTCAACCATTAGCTTAAAGATGTCCTGTAGCTCGTTCAAAGCAGGCTTAGTCTTGAACAACAAACTGTTATTAGACTGAGCACGCTGCTCATTAGAGACCCAGAAGTCCTTCTTAGCCACTGCAAACTCTTTCCACTCATCTTCACCATACTCAAACAGAGCAATCTCTGCACTACGGCGTGATGACAGGACAGTTCCCATCCAGTTCACCAGATCAAGAATGTTCATACGGGTCAGCAGAGACCCACTACGACGATTCAAGAGCTTGTGGATGGCTGTATAGGCTTTGGCAAGTGAGGCATCTCCTGAGCTAATCCACCCATATCCTGCAAGCCGTTCCCCTGCTGGACGAATCTCGGAGAAATCGAGTACAAGCTTATCGGCAGGGAACTTGTGAGCCACAAGCTTACCAACAGACTTGGCCCATGCTTCAGCAGAGTCACCAACTTTGATTGTCCATACACCATTTTTAAATGTCTCCACGTTCTCTTGCATACCACCCTTATCAGTCCGAGTGCTCCGAATAACTTCAAAGTCTGTAATGCGCTTAGAGTACCCTGTAAGCTGCCCAACAACAGGACGGAAGCCTACTCCACAGCCTTGCAACAAGAGCCACAGAGCGTCTACACAGTCCATCACAGTCTCAATGTTAGTAAAGCTACAGTTGAACTGTGAAGCCTCACGCTTCTTAGCCACTGATGTACCACCAAGCCACAGAGTGCGACCCGAGGTGAGTACCTTGCGGTCTAGCATGAGCTTACGGAGTTCAGACAACTCGTTGTGTATAGAGTAAGTCATTGCCTGACCGTTTAGGCCACGTTCCCAGAGCCACGCCTGATGCCCAATCACACGATCTACAGTTTGCTCCCAAGTCTCAAAGCCTCCTTCTTCAAGTGGACGATTGTATGTGCGGCGAGTAATAACCTGAGCACGAAGGGAGGGTGTATATGTATTAGTTTCGGTCATTCAAGTTCTTTCAGTAGTTCTTCATATCTATATTCAATTCGATCAGTAAACATATTCACGATCTCTTCACTATTTATATTTAAAAGCTCAAGAAGTAATACTTCATCGAGCCGTTTAAGTTTCTCCAGTACCTCTTCAAAAGGAATCATTATACAGTTCTTCTTTTTCTTGTTGACGATCAAACCACAGTTTAAACAACAGGCAACACACAGCGTGAGCTAGATGATTATTTCCTGTTTCTTCATCATGTTGTTCCCCTTGCATATATTGAGCCATGTGTCGAAAGGCTGCATCCATGTATCGAGCATCAGCATTAGGAACATATTTCCAGTTATCAGGTGCATATTTCTGTGCTCCACTTGTTAGTACTTCAACAACTTCTTCTAAGGCTTCAAAGGGCAGTAGAGACCATTGAGGTTTATTACTGTCAAACTTTACGCCTAGTTCTTTCTTCGATGCATACTGTTTATCAGATTGTTCTTTATTATATTGCATAGTAAGCCAGTCAGTCATTTGTTTAAACACATCTTCTTCTTCATTTGTTACTTCCATATCTTCTTCTTCTACTTCCTTAATATAAATACTCCTGTCTATCCAATTGCTAAAAGCCGTAGAAGTTTTAGAATCATAGCAAGTTACACAGGGTGATTTAACACTATCCACATCCCTATAAAAGCAGTTGAAACATTCTTTATTGACCATATTTACCTTTCAGATATTCTATACTTAAAAACATTTCATCAAAGTGTCCATCATCGACTTCATTCAAGATTACAAGCCCACGCCAGTGCTTATTACTAAGCAAATCCATGTAGTCTTCGTTGTGCTGATAATAACTACCTGCAATTATAGCACAGATGCTCTGCCCGTCTGCTCTTTTACCATAAGCCACTTGCTTACCTTGCTGGTGCCCTCCCACACAAGACATATGCAGCTTACTGATAATAGCAGCAGGACTAGCAGCAGGACGACCCATAGCGCCAACGGGCCAATAATGATTAAAGCCAACACCATTAATAAATACCGGGTGTAGAAAATCATGTACTTCCCAATCCTTTTCATACTCTAAATCCTTTACAGATAATAAACCTTCTAGTTGAGGATTATTATTAATAGCCCTATTGATACGGTTCTCATGATTACCAAGAGTCAATACCATACGAGGCTTATACACTTTATGCTTACTCTCCTTCTGCACCTTCTGCATATCCCGTAGAGGCTTCAGGAGCAACTGCATAGCCTCCTTAACAATTTCTACATCCTTCTTATACCTCAAGCCCTCAAAGTACTTACTTCCCTTCACATCGTGGGTAGACAGGCTGGGCATATCTGCAAAGTCGCCAATGTTTACAATAACATCCGGCTTGTAGTCACAGATAGCCTGACCTGCCCAATTAAGATGCTCAAGAGGAACACCTCCTTTCACTTGGCAGTCAGGTATAACTAGAATTCTCATAGGCTATCTTCCGGGTTAAATACAGGGCCTGTCCACTCACGAGAAGCAAACAGTTTAGGTACAGCTACACGTTCTTTGACACCACGATATCCACTGGCTTCTAAGAAGTCAATAAAGGAAGCCATGACTTGTTCCCACCGAACATATTCAGGGCCACCTACGATCATTTCTGCTGATTTACCCTCATTGTCTGTAAAGCCAAATGAGTATGTTGAATAGGTTTCATTATCGAACATTTCCTGATCCTCCAATTACGTTACGTTGTTTACGATCTGTTAGTTTCAAGATATTCTGTTCAGCAATTACTGATAGATCAATATCCATAAACTGAGCAATCTCTGAGATAAACCACAGTGTATCACCTAGTTCCTTTACCAAGTCCTTACGAAGTGTATTACGGGGTGTGTCGTCTCGTACATATTTAGCATAAGCACTTGCAACCTCGCCAGCCTCGCCAGCCAGTCCTGCTACAAGATACTCTAGTCGGTACGCCGTGGGAAGTACAAACTTATCTGCTTGTATCTGATATTCATTAAAGTTCATTAGTTACTTCCTTCTTATTGCCATTAGATGTAAACATTTCACATGAAGAGTGATCTTTATCATACGGGGTGAATGTAAAGTATGCTTGACGATACTCATTCACTGGTGCAGTATACCGATAACACTCTTGCTTCTTAGGGCACTCATGCCCATAACACATACTTATATCAGCCATTATTATACTCCAATATTAGGAAACAATTTAATTAATTCTTCTTTGCACTTCAGAGCCACGTCTCTGTGCTCCTTCTGAGTAGCTGCATCACATCGAATATCGACATAGTGCATCCAGCTTCGCAGAGTCCCATTCATATACATCTTACTCATTGTAATGCCTTCTGGTAGAACCTTACGGGCGACCTCTTTAGCAATACCAATAGCAAGTGCTTCATCATACACCATACGAGCGCTTCTAAGGGCCTCCCGTTGCTTTGCAGTCCACCACTCTTGTAATTCTTTATCCTCTGTCTCTAGACTGTTCTGACGATTCGCTGTGTCCTGCATACGAGCTTCAGACAATGAATATCCTTGTACTTCAGCGTACCGTTGACTAAACTCTTGGAATGAGAAACTACGATGCCTAAGAATTTGTCGAGCTATATCTCGTGTAGTTTCAATCTCCATACAGACATTAACCATCTCAAATGGTGACCAATGCTTATTCTTCACCAGATATTTAATCAAGCGTGTTGCATCCATACGGGAGTCTTGATTAGCCGGAGCACTTACCCGGGCCATATATGCGATAAGGTCTTCACCATTTGGAGTTGACCAGATTACTTTTACTTTGTTACTCATTAATCCATCCTTTAGGTATTTCTCTATCGGCATATTTAAAGCCATGTTTATCGCACCACATACCATAAGTAGTCTTTGAAGCCTTACTAAGTTTAGCTTTAGAGTTACTAAAGACAAACCTAATATCGTATTCAGGGTGCTGCTCTTTAACCCACAGATGCTTTAACCTATCTGCAACTAAGAATCTTCCCTTAGACTCAATAATTATACCATTCTTCAGCAACTGAAAGTCAGGAGTATAGCTTCTTTTCTTCTCAGGCTGAGTAAAATTAATCTTTAACTTCTCATACTCAAAGGCAACATTATCAGCAGATAGCTTTTTAGCAATAGTTTCTTCAAGTCCTGACCTGAATCCATGCTTCAAAGCGACCTGTCTTACCGTCATTGGTTTACGTTTACGGGTAGTTGCCACAGTTCTCCTTCATAACGCCTAAGCCAAAGTAACTGTCCATTCTCTAAGATACGTTCAATAGGCTCTCCAGCATCCTTATAAGCCTTTACAACAGCAGAATATAAGTCTTGCTCGTCCACTAAATCACCAAGTATCTTAGCAGCTTTTACAGGCCCAATGCCTTTCAAACCTACGATGTTATCAGTACGGTCACCGGTCAACAACTGTAAATAGAAACTATAATTACCTTCATCCTCAGTCACATAGTATTCTTCACTTTTAACAGGATTGTAATGCCAGCCGGGAAGCTGATTTAAATCCTTGTCAACATGAACAATCCAGTAGTATGCCTTAGTAGACTCAATAGCCACCGTATCGTCAGCTTCTTCATTAACAGATACTGTAGCACCTAATCGTTCAGCGTGTTTACGAAGTGCATCGAAGTGCTCTGGTCGTACAACATCTTTACGATTACCTTTATAGGGGTGTGTTACTGCAACATTATTCCTGAAGTTAGTGCTACCTGTTAAGTGAGCTTTAAAGTCATCACAGTCAAGCTGCATATAGACAATCTCTGTTAACCACTCTGTCAATCGGTTCTTAGCGATCTGTTCAGAGGCATCCTTAGCTGAGAAGGCAACACTGTAGATCATGAAATCCATGTCTATCAGTGCTAGCTTCGGCTTAATATCCTTAGAGGACGTATTCATCTTCCTCAGATTCAATAGAAGCTGTTGGTGTGTACTTAATGTATTCAGTAACAGTAACTCGCTTAGGACTTGCGCCTACGCCTGACTTCTTACCAAACTTCCACTGATAAGGAGCAAGAACAATCACAGCTTTAGAACCATTACCAATAGTACGTGGGTCAATCTCTTCTCCTTTTTCATCAGTAGGTTTAATTACAAACTTACTCTTACAAGTAACAAAGCGTCCCTTATCTTCATGTGTTCCAACGGTAATACCAATGTCTTCCAACTTTTCCACAGCAAGTGCTGAGAGTTTACCAAGTTGAACAATGTATTTCTGAGAATCTTCAGTATATTGATTAAACTCACACATATCCTTAGCGTAGAAGAGTTCGCCAGCGATCTTGAGTGGTTTAATTGAGTCGTTAGTAGTAGCCATTTTAAAGTTCCTTTTAAGTTTTTAAATTCTTCGTCTATCCGAAGTGTCTCTTATTGTAGCACAGTATCTTCAGTTTTACCAGAAAATTCAAATGTTTCTGATAAATGCTTTACAACACTTGCTAATACAATAAACATTTGTTGATTATCCATATCCTCAGAAGTAGATATGATTAATGAATTACCATTAAATGCAATTGTAATCTCTTTATAACTATCATTAGTGAGTTTCACGCCATGATTTCCCTATCTTGTATTCACCATCCAGAGGACAGCGAAGATTATAAAATAACCCTGCATCAACAATTGCTTGTTTACCTGCTTCGCCTGTTATTATAGCATACTTTTCAGTGGTTTCCCATTGAAATTCATCGTGTACATTAACTACCATCTTTACAGGCCACTTATTCTTAATAATCTGCTCATTAAACAGTACCAGTGCCTTCTTCATAACAACTGCACCAGCGCCTTGTAAAAGACTATTAAGAGCAGCGTGCTCAGATCTTACCCATATCATTCTACCATCTAAACCGGGAACAAATCCTTTGGCCGCATATCCTGAGACTGCTGTAATAAGTTTAAGTAAAGCTGGTGTCTGAGATAAGAATGATCGTTTAAGTTCCTTACCAGCCTTAGCACTTCCTCCGACAATTGAACCAATTTTACTATCTCCTGCTCCGTAGAGAAAGGCATAAATGAAAGTCTTCGCATCGTCTCTCGTAGCAAGTCCAGCCGCTCGTTGATTGACGGTATGGATATCTGTTCCATCTTTGGAACTTCCTTCAGTAACTGTTTTGACATATTTATCATCTTTCATATAATGAGCAAGCATCCGTAGCTCAAGACCACTAGCATCACAACCAACCAATACATTACCATCTTCTATGCTCCAGCATTCTCTACACTCAGGGCCAAATATACTCCCAGAATTAGGTATCTGAGCCATATTAGGTGTTGAGTGTGTCATACGGCCTGTAACAGCCCCGTTGGTAATTACCTTACCGTGTACTCTTCCGTCCTCTTCCACAGCTTCTAACCAGCTTGTGATCTGTGCAATACGTTTCTGTAGCATCAGATACTCAGCGATTAGCTTAGCTTCTGGTATTGTACTTTTTTCTAATACGCCTTCATCCACAATCGGGTGACCAGTCGGTGTAAACTTATCGGGTTTCCATCCAAGTTCCTTCAGTTTTTCTCCGATTTGTTGCCTGCTGCCGGGATTGAAAGTAACCACGCCCTCTTTGAGAGGCTTTCCAGTTTTCTCTGAGATTCTTTGCACAATGTAGGGAGGCCATCTTTCTTGCATCTGCTCCTGTAATCTGTCCAGTTTTCCTTTGATTGTAGTAAGTAAGCTAGTTGCATAAGGTAAATCCAGTTTAAATCCATTACGTACCTGTTGACCAATGATAAAAGCTACTTCATGTTCTAAAGCAACACTATCATTGGAAAACTTCTTCTGCTTCAGCGCCAGTTCAAGCGCATGAAAGAGTCTTTCAGTGACTTCAACATCCCTAATACAGTAATCTTCAAGTAGTCCCATGTGAGGGTTGTCATAACATTCTCCTTTATATTCTTCACGTCGATCATTTAACCACTGCCATACAGCTTTATAGTTAATCTTGGCGATACCTAAGCTCTCTCCCCAATTCTCTAGCGAGTGACCGTTCTCTCTGCTTGGCTCTAATAGCCTGCTTGCTATCAACGTGTCGTACACCTGACTCTTCTTGATCCTCACCTTCCAGCAATTCGCTAGGACTGGCGCGTCGAAGCTGATCCCGTTGTGCATAATAATCTGAGTACTGTCCTTTAGATAGTCCGAGAGTCCGTCGAGTGTGTTCCATGTCTTTATTTCCTGTGTGTCAATGTCTTTAGTAACCGCTAACCAGATTGTTTTGTGATCTAGTGTTGTCTCAATGTCTAATACTACTCTTTTCATACAGATTCTCTTTAGTTAGATACATATTATAGCACCTCCAGCACATCTAATTCACATTCATTCAAGTATCCTGTGAGTTTATTGTAATGTAATCCAAACTTCTCACCTGTTGCACTCCCTGCATAGCGATCTTTCAACACCCTGAAGGTAGTTGTTTGACGAACTATAGGGTCGGGAGCTTGTTTATCCCGCTCTAGACCAAACATATAATGACTCCAACGTGCAATAGCGCGAGAGCCAGTAAAATGTTTCTCGAGAACTCTTCCTCCTTCCTCATGAGCCTTACCCTCTGGAGTAGTGAGGTGGCTAACAAAGTGAATAATGAGGCCGTCAGATTGAGCCAAAGAAGCCATATCTGCCATGATTCCATCAAGTGCTCTCCGTTCATCTTGTTCGTTAGCTGCCAAGGCTGTCAAGTGGTCTAAATAGATCATTTTGATGTCATAAACCTTGGCAAAATACTTAATAATACCCTTTACAGTAGTCCAATCCATAGCACCGAAGTGCTCCATCATGTATAACTGCTTGCGTGCATCAATACGTTCTACGCTTTCTTCATACTCTGTGCGTGTCCATCCTGCGTCAGGAATATGATACAGTTTTCGGTCAATCTTTCCAGCTACCCGCTGTGCAGTTTCTACGACATTCTGTTCCAAGTAGATCACACCGACACGCTCGTTCAACACTTCAATGTCATAGGCAATCTGTTGTGTAAATACATCAGTTTTACCTACACCCACGCCAGCCCCGAAGCCATACAATTCACCCCTACGTCGACCGTAGGTAAGCTTTGTGAGGCTGTCAAAGCACCAAGGTACACCAGCCACAGCCGGGGTTAACATACGCTCCTTGATGTCACTCACAGTCACGATGCCTTCAGGCTTAAACTCTTCAGCCCTCCACCATGCGTTAGTGAACTCTTTCTCCTTACCCTGCATCAGATAGTCACAGGCATCTTTGAAGCCTGCTAAGTGCTTCATAACCTTAGCCTTACCTGAGAACAGTTCAGCTACTTCCTTAGAAGCCTTCTTACCCGGTTCGTCACTGTCAAAGCAGATCACGATACTGTCAAAGCTGTTAAGCCACTCAAATGATGCCTTGCAGTCCTTTAAAGCAGCTTGTGCTCCATTACGAACACTTACTGAAGGGTAGAGGCTACCTTGCATCTGGAAAGCTGCTAGAGCGTCTAGTTCTCCTTCACAGATTGTAACGGCCTTACCTCCAGAGTTAAATAAGCTCTGCCCGAACAGGACAGCCTCATTAAATGAGCCCTTGATAGTGAAAGCTTTATCTGCAACGGTTCGCACCTTAGCAGCAACTGTGTCTCCTGCTCCGTTAGTGTAAGGATAAAAGTGTCGTCCATTCTCTTGTGTTACTCCATACTTATCACACGTTGAGCGTGTAATGTTACGATCTGGGATTGACTTAATAGTGCCTGTAATTTCCATCGGTATCGTGCTCTTTTTATGTTTAACGCTTGATTTACTGTAACTTATGTTGTCATCACTACATGACGCGAACGCTGATGTATATGCAGTACATACAGAACAATAAGTATGTCCATCATCATATAGTGATGCTGCATCGCTGCTACCACACTGATTGCATGGAATGTGCTTTAGGAAGTTGCTCTTCTGTAGAGTCGATGTTTGGTATGGGTGCTGCTTCATGGAAAACTTCTATCGTTGTGTCAATTGGTTTATAAAAGGTATTCAGCGTTTCAAATGCACCTGATTTGAACTTCTTTAATACTACGGACGTTCTAACCTTCATAGCGCCTAAGTTGTAGTGATTCAATGCAAATACACTGGCTACAGGGTACTTCGGGTTATCAGCGTAATTAAAGAACTTTGCAGGTGGCAGGAATATTACCACAGGCTTATTGTCTTTATTTACTTCTTTAGATAATCTTTTCATTTAATTTCTCCTTTTCATTCGTATTTACACAACCATTTATTACTAATCGCTTTAAAAGAATCCTGCGAGTTTGAACAAGATTTATATACAAGTCCTTCACGCAGAGACTTATTTAATAAGCTCTCGCCTTCTGCTGTCAATAGTATAGCACTGATATCAAACAAACAATCCTGAGCTTCAAAGATTACAGGGACGTGATTAAGACCAAGTTCTTTACATAGTTTCCTCCGAGTTCCCGGCAGTAGGTACTGTTGCGCTTGGATATCAAAGATATCGTAAACAAAGAACTGTGCCTTACTTAAACCATACTGATTACCTTGAATGCCGGGGCCACATAGTTCGCCCTGAATAGCAAAGTCCCAATCCCTATCATGATTAAACATCTTGTTTTCTATGTATAGTTCACGAGCTACTTGCCAGAATGTATTACCCCCTGTCTCTTTAAGATCAAGGTTACGACTACATACTCCAAATTCCCCATAACGTTGGTATACGGTCATTGAACTACCGTCTAACTTCTCAGTCACTTCCCATTCTACACCCTGTTCTTTCCAGTCATCATACCGTAGTTTAAGATTCTGGATACGCTCCTGATCTGTCTTTGGAATAAATGTTGGGAAGTTACCCTTAGCAAGCCCTGTTAAGCAGGCAGCAATGGGTTTTTCGTACAATTGAATACCAAGGTACTCTGTTAGGTCTGTCCCTTCTTCAAGGTGGTTATCGTGTAAGTCTAATAGCAATCCTTGTGAGATAATCCCCTTGAGCTTCTTAGTTCGTAATCGTTCACCCACTATACCATTAAATTCATGCTCTTTACTCTGTGCCAAAAAGGGAGCTAATTTGAGGGGAACCCATGAGTCGATCTCAATGTAGATAGCTAGGTCAAAGGTTTTGAATTGTCCTCTCTTAACTACTACATCCCAACCGCCGATACGGGCAAGCTCAATGAAGTCTGCCCCTTGAATAGCAACAAGTTGGTCAATTTGTCGCACTGTTGCTAGTTTACGAGTATTCATGTGTTCTTCTCCTTTAGTTTGGCTTCGATGGCTCGGGCTACCAGTAAATCTCGCCGCCCTACTGCCCCCGCACTTGTGACCCACTCATCCGTCAACCCAACCCACTCGCGCTTCGGTGGGGTGGTGTAAACGGGTACTCGGCCTTCGCCAGCATTCTTGTAAATAGTCCCACAATTGACGGTTTCAAAGTGCTGACGCACCTCATCAATCTTTACCCATCCTTCTGCTGCGTTCCAGTATTCAAGCGGCTCCTGCTCCGGCTGTGCCAATGCTTCTCTGATGGCGGTAATAGCGCTATCTTCAAGTGAATGGGGTATCCATGCAAGGCCCTCATACACGCGAATCTTCTCAATATTCTCCAGTGCCTTAAGTGCCAGCTTCAGTGCTTCGTCTTTAGTCATTCTGTTACTCCAAAGTGTGTTTCAATACTAATTGATACTCTTACCAAAGCATCGTCTGTTTCAACACTGTGGTATTTAATTCGTTCATCGGCAATTAGCAGTTGAACTTCAAGCAGAATTAACTCGGCGAACTTTTCAGAAAACTGTAGCAGTCTTTCATGTGTCATTGTGTCCCAAGTGTGACTAAATTTATCATCTAGGGTTTTGCCTATTAGTTCTTTAATTCGTTCGTTCATAATAGCGCATCCTCAAAGTTATTAGGGTTGAACTTAGGTAAAGGAGCATTGGGCTGCTTTACTGGTAGAGTTAACGGGAAAGGCCACATAGTTTATATACTCATTTTAATTAATACAGCAACCACAGTTAATAATACGACAATCATTAACTTTCAAAACTTTCTTGCTTACTCTTATACTTTGAAGCCACCAATTCAGTGATAATAGACATAACATTATTATATCCTTTATTTACTATCAACTCAGCAACATCATTGCATGAAGACCATAAATAGAACTCTTCCTCCCACAGTGCATATTCTACATCGCTTGGTTTATTGTCATTGACGTAAGTATCGTTTGCCATCTTAAATTATCCTTTAAAGTTACTTCTAAGTAATATACTTTATATATATACTATAAATGGTTTTAACTACTAAGTCTTTGCTTCTAAGTGTCTATGAAGACTACTTAGTAGTTAGTGTAGCACGCTTTTGGTCTATTCGTCAAGTCTTTCAGAACTATCGTCATTGTATTCTTCTATCAGGTCTACTCTATCGATAGTCGGAAGGTATGAATCATTCCTGATGACCCCTAGACACCCTGAGCAAGTATCCAAGAACTCGCCCGTATGAGCGTGTCTCCGTGTTGATTCATAGTCGCTCAGATTCTTATCACAACAAATACACTTCATTTTATACACCTATTTAATGCCCCTACAAGGGCCGGTTAACTGTTCAGGCTACGCTGCTATAGCATAGCCCCTTTTAAGGGCTTAAAGGCCCCTTTAAAGGGCTTCTAGCACTATTGCCTTGCGGCTCAGCTTACCATTATCAATGTTTTCTTTAAAACAATGCCATCCATCGGAAGTCTCTGCAACATAGGCATTGAATTTAGGCTCTTGTTTACAATGGCCCTCAATGTTTGCTTTGTCAAGCCTTGCACCTTCCTCAGCCATGAAAGCCCCTGCTACATACCCCGTAGACGGCAATAATCCCATCAATAAGGTTTTAAGCACTCTATCAGCGTATCTGCTAATCATAGTCCTGCTCACAATTATTCTTCTACCGCTTTAAAGGCCGCATGAATAGCACCCATCACTGAATCAGTCCCTGAATAGCCTGAATACCCTAGGTCGCTAATTGCCTTTGTAGCCACTACTTCACCCCGACCATCATGTAAATACACGATAAAGCCTGATGTACACTTCACAATCTCGATTGTCTCAATATCTGAGTTGATTTTAATAGCTGACATGATATATTATTCCTTTTAAATTGATGTTGCGCGTACTATCTTATACAATTCCAACACCACGCCATCGGGCATAGTTGAATTGTCTTCTACCCACTCACGTGCAAACGAACGGTCATTGAATGTTGCAGCGACTATACCGCTTGATATATGAATTATTTTATACATTGTAAATCTCCAGTTTTCTATTATCTTGCTTTACTGTTAACAGTAAATTATTTGCTTTATTTGTCCGATTATCATAGGCATCATATATTTGTTTAAATACCTTAGAATCAACGATATCAGCCTGTCTGTTTGCACCTTTAAGGGTTTTATATCCTTTATTGTTGCCTACGATATCGTTATTACAGTCTCTTATAAAGTAGTTCATAATATTATGTTACCTTATTAATCAAACCATCAATCATATGAACAGTGGCAAACCACTTGCGACTAGGTGAATAATCAGCGACTGTAAATGATCCATTGTCTTTAAATTCAATTCCAAATATTGATGTCTCATTGTACTTTAAAGGCTTACCAATTGATTCCTTTAAAACCTTTTTGCTTGGATAGTGTGCTTGTATCATAATATATTCTACTTTAATTTAATTGTTTAGTTTATCGTCAAGTACTAAAATGCAATCTAATAACGCATCCCCTATTAATTCATTCTCAGGAAAATTAGTCATTAAAGCCTGTAGACAATCAAGTAATTGATTTTCGTCATTGATTGTACGTAATTTAGCCAATAATTCATTCATGATAATAATATCCTGTTAAATGTTATTTGTAATTGTGACGCCATTACAAGTTACAGACTGAATTGTACTGTAGTTTACGGCCCTGTAACCCTCAGCTTGCATATCGTAGACCGTTAGGTACTCTGAAGCATTTAAAGTGCTTACACCACCTTTTAAGTGCTTCTTTACACCGGTGCGACAATTCATAGTTCGAACAGTGCCATCCTTTTTTACAAATACTACTGTAAAGAATTTACCGTCTGTGGCGGCTAGAATGCTATTGATGAATTTATTCATTTTATGTTACTCTTTAAAAGTTATCCTACGTAAAATGTAGGTCATAAGGGCCGCTTTAAAGCCCCTACAATCTAGATTCTATCTTATGCCGACAATGTTATCATGCGAGACTGTACATTGTCAACTACGAAGCCTGTCATATCATGCTTAGCTGCACCTTTGGCATACAAGGCCACAATTGTGTTCTTTGGCTCTACGTGACGTATATCACTATTATCACCCCCTATGACGTCTAAGCCCATGAATTTATTAGGGATGATATCTTTTGACCGAAACACCGCTGCAATACGCATACCCTTAGACAATGCAATATTGACATACTTTTGATATTTCAAGACACCACTATATGAAAATGTTAAATCATAATTTGATGGTAAGTTATCCCGGTTCACATCCTTGGTATAGTCATAAAAGTCAACTGTAGGGAAAGCCGCCATAATATTTACATAATATACTCCGTCAACTGTTAACGGTACATTTTCCCACCGAATATCTGAAGTGCCGTTCAAGCGTATCAGGGGAATCAAGCCTAGTTTATGGGCCTTTACTATCAATGATAGGATATTCTTATATAACCTAATCATAAATGTAGCCCGTTCTTCAAAGTACCAAATTGTCTTATTTATTCTACCGTGCTGCACATTATTAAACGCACCACGTCCAGCACTATAAAGGCAAGCTTTGCTGCATTGTGCTATTTCAGCCATCGAGCAAGTGTTATATGCGGTAGTTGTCGCGGGTGCTAGATATAAGATACCCGTCAGATACCCTAGTTTCTCACCCTTTACAGTCTTGGAATCAGAGCTTATCGACAATAGGTTTTTTGTTTGATACATGATATTTATACCTTAAATGATTATTTAACTAGCACATCAAAGGATGCTAAGAACAAGCAGAGCCAAACAGTGAACAATGATAGGCAGACTAAGAATTTTAACATGATACTTTCCAAGGGTTGATTAAAAGGATACTGCGAAGCCTACATTATATAGGCTTGACGCTATTCTTTACGCGTCTAAACTATTGCCAACAATATGCACAACATCAAACCAGCGAAACCCGTTATCTTTATAGAATTTAATTGATTTATTGATTTTACTTAATTTACCAGTACCTTCGAATACTTCGACTGTATTCCCTTCACTATCAATAACCTTGCCTTCTAATGTATACCAGTATGCACCGATAAACTTGCTGATATGGTGCGTGAGTGTAAGAGTTGACATTTTGTTTATCCTTTAAGGGTGATGTTTACCGGGTGAGTCTTAATTATCGTTGATTATGAATAACCCAGTCAACTGTAAGGACATTATCTATAGTGTTGTATTTAAGAGACACTTCGCTGACACCATGAAATACTTATCCACAGCTTATCAGTCTTATATAAGAGTTGATAATGTGGATAACTATCACTACCAGTGTGGATAACTTTGGCTGGTACTGGCATGGCTTGAACCCATGATAGGCGCTTGCAGGGCGTTTAAATCGGGCATGATACTTGCCTTATGACATATGGTGTATATAATGTGACTAGACAGTCTACATTGTGACTACTTAGGTGTCTTCGTAGGCACCATCTCTGTCCCCCACACTACCAAGTCTAGATAGTGACTAACCAGTCTACATTGTGACTACGTAGTTCTACTTATAGACCATCAGTACAGATAGTGACTGAGCAGTACAGATCACTAATGAGAATCCATTATCAATAAGCATACCCCCCAGAGTATACAACCATACACCAGTGTACGGAGATGATACATAAGTAATGGCTTATATAAGTACTTCGTTATATAGATACATAAGCATATAACTATATAAGCATATAAGCATACACGAATGGGGGGGGGGAGGTGTGCTGCTGAGGGTAGAACTTTTACAGGAGCCTCTGAAGTTCACAAAAAGGTAAAACTAGAAAGTACCTTTAAAGCAACTAAATAGATTTAATCCCCTATAGACTAAATAGTCATAAGTGCCTGATCTATATAGACAAAAGAGACATAAGAAGAGATAGCTGTTAATGTTGATATAAGTAAGTGACTACTAACTTAAAGCACTTTAAAGTTCCACATAGTGAAATTAGTGTAAAGTTTAGGTAAAGTTTAAATATATTTCATAAAAAGCTTGACATTGAGAGAAATCTAGTGTATAATATCTATATAGTCTAAGAAGCTGACCCTCTCTGTAGACACAATGAGTACAGTTGAGTAAACGAACTGAGAAGTTAAATACACTCTTAGATAAATACTTTAATATCTATAACATTTCAGTTAACTTTAAAGTAAGATTCTTTTAAATAATTATCTTAAAGTATATTACTGAGATGTGTCTTTAAAGTATAAGTACCCTTTTAAAATAATTGTTGATAATTGTCTTCCTTAGAAAGGATAAAAGACTAATGGATATTGAAGTAGAAGAAACAAAAGAAGATAGGTCTATAAGAGCAAAGGCTTTTACTATCAGTAAGAGAAAA